GAAAAATATAGACCAAAGAAGATTTCAGATACTATTCTTCCGGAATCTTTAAAGAAAACATTTCAACAGTTTGTTGATCAAAAAAATATTCCTAATTTAATTTTGACCGGTAGTGCGGGTGTAGGTAAAACTACAGTAGCTCGAGCTATGTTAGAAGAACTTGAATGTGATTACATAGTCATTAACGGTTCACTTAATGGTAATATTGATACACTTAGAACAGAAATTCAACAATTTGCCTCTACTGTATCTTTTTCTGGTGGACGTAAGTATGTTATTCTAGATGAAGCAGATTATCTAAATGCTAATTCTACACAACCTGCATTACGTAATTTTATGGAAGAATATTCTAATAATTGTGGGTTTATTTTAACATGTAATTTTAAGAATCGTATTATTGAACCACTTCATTCAAGGTGTTCTGTAATTGAATTTAAAATTCCTAAAAAGGATATGCCTGTTTTAGCTATGAAATTTATGACGCGAGTCGGAAATATTCTTGAAAATGAGAATGTTGAATTTGATAAGGCTACTCTTGCTGAAGTAATTACTAAACACTTTCCTGATTGGCGTCGTGTAATTAATGAACTTCAAAGATATTCTGCTACCGGTAAGATTGATAGTGGAATTCTGGTTAATATGTCAGAAGAATCATTTAAAACACTTCTAGCATATATGAAGGAAAAGAATTATACATCAATTCGAAAGTGGGTTGGTGAAAATACTGATATGGATTCAACGGTTATGTTTAGAAAACTGTATGAATCAGCATCAGAATATTTTCAACCAACTTCTATTCCACAGTTAGTTATTCATATTGCTGAATATCAATATAAACATGCATTTGTTGCAGATCATGAAATTAATCTTCTTGCCTGTCTTACTGAAATTCTTGTTGATTGTGAATTTAAGTAATGTCGCCGTTTGATTTTATCAATGATATATCACAAACGAAGAAAAATTTAATTAGAAATTCAGAAGATAAGGACCGCACAGAAAAAGAATATAATTCATATCTAGTCAATAAAGGATTTTCGTATTACATTGATACTGTTCTTTATGCAAATGAAATGAATTATTATCACGAAATAGATTCACTTTTAAAGAATGATTATCTGATAAATACAATACGACCCAAAAAGCGATTTGCGAAGTGGGTCAAAAAAACATCAGAAGATGATTTAGAAGTGATTAAGACTTATTACGGTTATAATAACGAAAAGGCACGTCAAGTTCTATCTCTATTGTCTTCTGAAAAACTAAATATTCTGAGACAAGAACAAGAACAAGGTGGTCTTAAATGAGTAACTTAATTAATTCACTTGTTGAAGTGACATTAAATGATAGAGATGATTTTCTTAAAGTTAAAGAAACGCTGACTCGTATTGGTGTAGCTTCAAAAAAGGATAATACATTATATCAATCGTGCCATATTCTACATAAACAAGGTAAATATTATATTACTCATTTTAAAGAATTATTTGCTTTAGATGGTAAAGATACAGATTTTTCTGAAAATGATCAGGCCCGTAGAAATACGATTATTAATCTTCTAGAAGAATGGAATCTTATTAGAATAGTCATTCCATCTCAAACAGATGAACCAATTGCACCAATTGGCCAAATTAAAATTATATCCTTTAAGGATAAACACAATTGGACCCTCAAGAGCAAGTATAATATCGGAAATAGATAATGGAATATTATAATGAATGCTTGGGATCCTGCGTGGGTACGTCCCACAATTCAAATGTCATCAAAACCACTCTGGAAGTGGATAGTATTTGGTGATCCTCAAATTCTAGTTGTGCATCTTTCTGTGAAAGTACCTTTATGGAGAAGAATTATAACTAGAATATTACTCGGTTCAAAATGGACTAAACTTTAACGGAGATTGAATATGATTAAGACTTTTATTGCAACAGCAGTTGCAGCTCTATGTATTACTGGTGCAGCTTCTGCAGCTTCAGTAACAAGTGAACTACGTCTAAGTGACCTAGGTGCTCAAGCCCGCGGCGCTTCAGAATTTGTACTACAATACAATGATAATTATACTGGATTTGTTAATTACGGTCTAGAAGTTGCTGCAAAGCAAAATGAAAACCATGGTAGTGAAACATCTCAAGTATCTGGTAAGCTAGGTCCAGCTCTTCCTGCAGTTTCTGGTTTTAAGCCAACTGCATATGTTGAGTATGGTCAACAATTTAAGACTGGCCAAACTGCAGATTTTTGGGGTTTTGGTGGAACTGTTTCTCATCGTGTAAGTGAGGGTGTTACTGTTGCTGGTGTAACAACTGGTCCTATTACTGCAGATGTTGGTTTCCGTCATCGTGAAGGATTTAAGACTCTTACGATGGATGAAACTCGTGTAGAAACTGGTCTTGCCACACCATTTGGTAAGAATGGTACACTTTATGTTAATTATTATGATACTACCGGAACTTCAAGATATAACACTCTAGCAGTTGGTTATACTCGTCGTTTCTAATAATAACGGAAACGCCTAGAAGAATAGAGGGAGAAATCCCTCTATTTTTTTATGTACATTTAATACATCTTAGAGTATAATGTAATATATGAAATGTAATGGAGGTTGTATGAAGTTTTATACTAATGTAAGTATTCGTGGAAATAATATTCTACTTCGTGGCTTTCTTAATGGTCATCGTGTACATGAAAAGATTCCTTATAAACCATATTTGTTTGTTCCCACTAAAAATGAAACTAAGTATAAATCTCTCTTTGGTAAGAAATTAGATCGTGTAAACTTTGATTCTATATCTGATGCTAAAGATTTTCTTAAGCGATATAATGATGTAAGTGGATTTGAAATTTATGGTTTAGATAAATTTATCTATCCATTTATTAATGATAAGTATTCTGGTACTATTGAATATGATCAGAAGTATATTAATATCATGAATATCGATATCGAAGTTAAATCTGATGAAGGATTTCCCGAACCGCAGCGTGCTGATAAAGAAATTACAGCGATTACTATCAAAAGACGCGATCTTATTATTGCATTAGGATGCGGTGATTATAATGCACCAGAAGGTGTTTTGTATCTTAAGTGTAAAGATGAAGAACACCTCCTTCTGAAGTTTATTACAATTTGGAAAAAGATTGATCCGGATATTATTACCGGTTGGAATGTGGAATTCTTTGATATTCCGTATATCGTTAATAGAATTAAAAATATTCTTGGAGAAGATAGTGCAAAAATGCTTTCTCCGTGGGGAATGCTTGATTCTCACGAAATGGAAGATGGATATGGTCGTATTCAATATTCATATACACTAAGAGGTGTAACTGTACTTGATTATCTTCAATTATACCGTAAGTTTACTTATACTAATCAAGAATCTTATAAATTAGATCATATTGCATTTGTTGAACTTAATGAACGTAAATTAGATTATTCTGAATATGAAGGTCTACATGATCTTTATAAAAAGGACTATAAAAAGTTCATGGATTATAATATTCATGACGTTATGCTTGTAGATAGACTTGATAAGAAACTGAATCTTTTAAGTCTTGCATTAACTGTTGCATATGATGCAAAGATTAATTATGAAGATGTATTCACTTCTGTTCGTCTATGGGATACTATTATTCATAATCATCTCATGAATAAGAATGTCATTATTTCTAAAGCTAATAGAAATAAAAAAGATGAACAATTTGCCGGTGCATTTGTAAAAATTCCTCTTACTGGAATGCATAAAGATGTTGCATCATTTGACGTGGAATCCCTTTATCCATCATTGATTGTACAATATAATATTTCACCGGAAACATTTCGTGCAAAAACTCCAAACTTCTTATCAGTTGATCAACTTTTAGATAATGAATTAGAACGACATCCTATATACAAAAAGATTAAATCTGATAATTTGGCCATTACTGCTAATGGGTGTTTATGGGATCGCGATATTAAAGGTGTATTTCCGGAACTAGTTGAAAAGATGATGATCGAACGCAAACTTTATAAAAAGAAGATGCTTGAGGCTAAACAAGAATACGAACTCAATAAAACTCAAGAATTAGAAAATAAAATTGCGAAATACGATAATCTTCAAATGGCCAGAAAGATTCAGTTGAACAGTTTGTATGGTGCATTAGGAAATCAGTATTTCAGATGGTTTGAAATTAATTTTGCTGAAGCTATTACACTAACTGGACAATTAGCAATTCGATGGATTGAAAAAAATATTAATGCATATATTAATTCTAAATTGAACACACATAAAGACTATGTTATTGCTATCGATACGGACTCAGTATATCTCAATTTAAATGATCTTCTGAAACAGTCAATTAGTGATGATGTATCGGTTCTTGAGAGAATTAATGCATTAGATAAACTATGTTCAGAATCTATTCAAAATATTATTAATGACAGTTTCACATCATTTGTAGAATACACAAATGCATACACATCATTTCTTAAAATGAAACGTGAAGCATTAGCAGATAAAGGAATTTGGACTGCTAAGAAAAGATATATTCTAAATGTATATGATAACGAAGGTGTTCGATATGCTGAACCTAAACTAAAAATGATGGGAATTGAAGCAGTTAAATCTTCAACTCCGGCAGCATGTCGTGTTAAAATTAAAGATGCACTTAAGATTATTATGATGGGAACAGAAGATGACGTGATTGAATTTATCGATAAATTTAGAACAGAATTTTCTACATTACCATTTGAAGATATTGCTTTTCCACGCGGCTGCAATAATCTAAAAGAATATAGTGATCCTAAATCGATATATCGTAAAGGTTGTCCTATACATGTGCGTGGAGCATTAGTGTATAATAATCTTTTAAAGATTAATAATCTTGAAAATAGATACGAATTAGTAAAAGAAGGCGAAAAGATTAAGTATTGTTATCTTAAATTGCCAAATACACTGCGTGAAAATATTATTTCTGTGTCAAATAATCTACCAAAAGTATTGGATTTAGACAAATATATAGATTATGACCTACAATTTAGTAAGTCATTTTTAGATCCGTTAGAAAGTATATTGAATGTAATTGGGTATTCGATAGAGCATACTAATACATTAGATTCTTTCTTTGGTTGACAATAATATACAACAGTTATAATATAAACAATACATTGCAATATAAGGAACATACTATGTCACTATTACTTAAGCTTAAAAAGAATTCTACAATTAAGGAATCTGACACATTATCAGATTCAAAGTTCTTTAATAAAAAGGACGTAATTTCAACCCCAGTTCCAATGATTAATGTTGCACTATCTGGTTCTTTAGATGGAGGATTGACGCCTGGTCTAACTATGTGGGCGGGACCATCTAAACACTTTAAAACTGCATTTTCTCTATTAATGGCTAAGTCATATATGGATAAGTATTCAGATGCAGTACTTTTATTCTACGACTCAGAGTTTGGTACTCCAAAATCATATTTTGAATCTTTCAATATTGATATGGAACGCGTCTTGCATACGCCAATTGTTAATATTGAAAAACTTAAGTTTGATATTATGCAACAAATTGAAAATTTAGAACGTACTGATCGTGTTATTATTCTTATTGATTCTATCGGTAATCTAGCTTCAAAGAAGGAAGTTGAAGATGCACTAGATGGCAAATCTGTTGCAGATATGTCCCGTGCTAAGCAAATTAAGTCATTGTTTAGAATGGTTACACCATATTTAACAATGAAGGATATTCCGATGATTGTAGTAAATCATATTTACATGGAACAGGGTTTATATCCAAAGGCTATTGTTTCTGGTGGTACAGGACCATATTATTCAGCTGATAATATTTTCATTATTGGTAGACAACAAGATAAGCAGGGAACTGAACTTGTTGGTTATCACTTTGTTATTAATGTTGAAAAGTCTAGATATGTTAAGGAAAAGTCTAAAATTCCTATTAGTGTATCGCATGAAGGTGGTATTTCGAAGTGGTCCGGTCTTTTAGAAATTGCTATAGATGGTCAATTTGTTGTGAAACCTTCTAATGGATGGTATTCACGTGTTGACCCTGAAACAGGTGAAATTGAAGATAAGAAGTTCCGTGAAAAAGATACTAATACTAAAGAATTCTGGAATCAAATTCTAAATCATCCAAAGTTTTCTGAATATATTGAAAATAGATATCAAGTTGGTCATGGTAGTATTATGTCTGAAGAAGATTATGCAGGAGATATTGATTAATGCTAGAGAATACTATTCTTGCGCACTTAATTAGTAACGAAGAATATTGTAGAAAAGTACTTCCTTTTATCAAGAAGGAGTACTTTTCTACTCCAAATACAAGGATCATATATGAAACTATTGCATCTTATATTGATAAGTATAACAGCGCTCCTACTCTGGAAGCTCTTAAGATAGATTTACACGCCATTGAAAATATCAATGGTGATACTTACGAAAAAATTGAAAATACATTGAATGAGCTATCAGCTGATTCTACAACAGATAAAGATTGGTTATTAGATCAAACCGAATTATATTGTCAAGATCGTGCAATTAAGAATGCAATTATCGAATCTGTAAACATTTTAGATGGAAATTCAAAGGATAAAGGAAAAGGATCTATTCCAACTATTCTTTCAGAAGCACTTGCAATTTCATTTGATGACAGTGTTGGTCACGATTTTATTAGTGATGCTGATTCACGTTTTGATTTTTACCATCGCAAAGAAAAGAAAATTGGTTTTGATCTAGATTATTTTAATAAAATTACCCGCGGAGGAATGCCTAGAAAAACACTTAATGTTATTCTTGCTGGTACCGGTGTAGGTAAAACACTATTCATGTGTCATAGCGCTGCATCTAATCTTATGGATGGATTGAATGTACTTTATATTACCATGGAAATGGCTGAAGAACGTATTGCAGAACGCATTGATTCAAATCTTTTAAATCTTACAGTAGATGAATTGCAATTAGTCAGTAAAGATGTTTATCAAAAGAAAATGGATCGTTTAAAGAATAAATGTACAGGTAAACTTATTATTAAAGAATACCCAACATCATCTGCAGGCAGTGCTAATTTTAGACATCTTATACAAGAACTTAAATTAAAGAAAAAATTTAGACCAGATATCATTTATATTGACTATCTTAATATCTGTACTTCATCTCGTATGAAGATGGGAAATTCTGTTAACAGCTATACTTATATCAAGGCTATTGCAGAAGAACTTCGTGGATTGGCTGTTGAATGTGATGTTCCAATCGTTACAGCAACTCAAACTAATCGTGATGGCTTTAATAGTTCTGATGTTGATCTTACAAATACTTCAGAAAGTTTTGGACTTCCAGCTACAGCTGACTTTATGTTTGCACTTATTTCTACCGATGAATTAGAAGAATTAAATCAACTTATGGTTAAACAACTTAAAAACCGATATAACGATTTAAGTACATATAAAACATTTGTTATAGGTGTTGATCGATCTAAAATGAGACTTTATGATGTAGAAGCAGATGCTCAATTTACTCAAGAAATTGATGATAAACCATTAATGGATTCTACAGGATATGGTCAAAGATTCGAAGAAGAAAAGAATATGAAATTTCTAACTAAAAAAGCTGGAAAAAAAGATTTTTCTGGATTTAACTAAGAATAGATAATGGACTCTAGAAATTCTAGAGTCCATTAATTTTAGTGTTTAGAAATCTTGTGCTAAATCTTGCTCTAATTGAGCCCAATTAATATGATTAGGTGCATTTAGAGATTGATCAACCCAGTCTTTACTAAGTACTGCATATGCTTCTTCTCCATATTTTCTCCACCACGCCCATGTAATTTGTTTAGGAGCACCCCAAGTAATACATACTGGACCGGTTGAATTATATCCAACAACTGGAACAGCATGCCCACCCCAAGACCCTGGTTGTGAATCAGAATCCCAAAAAGGCTCTACAACATCCCATACATCTTGATTTTGTGCAGTAATTGGTAAAGCAACACCGGTATATACTGCACCGAAAAGATATGCTGCTAATTGAAGTTCATATTCATTTTTAGTATCGATAGAAATATAATTATCAATCTGATGCCCACCAATTCCGGTAGTCTTCCAGTACTTAAGAACATCTTGTTCTACAGCACCGTTATCAGAATTTGGTTTACTTGGTGAATATCCAGTAATTGCTGAATATGCTTCAATAATAGTAGCATCTGGAAAAACAACAGCTTCAGTTTGAGCTAAATTTGTCCAGAGTTGAATACAATGACCAACAGAAGCTATAGTGCAATCTCCTAGACGATCATTTGCCATCATTGGCCATTGTGCAATTTTAGTGTATTCATCAATGGTATCTGGAACTGGAAGATGCGCAGCTGGTAGATAAGCTTTAAGCTTCCTAATATTAGGATCATTACCTGGTGGTAATTTACCTAACTTCATTTGACTATGGTCGACCATCTTTTTCTCCTTTTTAGAAAAGATATGATTATTTAGGTTTACATTAATTAAAAAGTATGATATAAATAGATTACAGTTGTTGATACAGACTGAAAGATGCTGAAGACCCGGGTGCGATTCCCGGCACCTCCACCATAAACATTTAGATAGATGACGATTGAAAATTCTATGAAAGTGAATAGGGAAGTAGCTACCCGAAGGACCGGAGAATTTCTAAATGTTTATGTTGGGGGTGACCAGTTTCGATTCACATGTAATAGGGAAGAGTAGACTGTCGGATTGCTCCGTTATTGGCTAAAAAGTATAAATGCTAACGACAACGTTAACATGGATTCTTACGCTCTAGCAGCATAAGTATTCGGGGGATGGGTTCCACCTAGCAACAGAACGGGCCCACTTAAATATAATGGAGATAATATGAAAAAGACTGACATTAATAATTTTGACGGTCCATTAGTAGCTAGAAATGGTAGTTTTAGTATTTTTTGTGACGATTACCTAAATAGTATGTCGTTAAATAAAATAATTATTCTTCCTCTGCAAGTACTAAGAGGAAACATTGAAAATAGTATCGGACGTGATCAAATTTTATTTGTTACATCTGGTTTAGGATCAATGGAGGTAAATGGATCTACTGTACCTGTTCGTCAGGGAGATTTCTTAATTATTAAGGCTAATGAACCTTACACGATTAGAAATGATGCATTAGATGCTGTTATACAATTTGTTTCAATATTAGATAAGAAATGAATTGACTCCTCCCTTTAATAAGGAGAAGCCAATATGGTTTTCAAAAATATCAAAATGGAAGTATTCATACTTCTATTCTTTTTACTGTTTACATTTTTTTATACTAAAAGTAACACCAGATTAAACATCATACAACCACAAATAGTGTATGTTGAAAAAAAGACTATAGTGCCAATTAAACAATATATTACGACTCAAAAACAAGTCGATTGTATGGCAGAAGCTATGTATTTTGAAGCACGAAATCAGCCTGAGACTGGTGAAAAAGCTGTTGCACATGTTATTATTAATCGCGCAACTAGTGGATTATTTCCAAAGACAATATGTGGAGTAGTACATCAAAGATCTGATAATGGTTGTCAGTTTTCTTATAGGTGTCAATCTACACACACTAAAGTTAAAGATAAAGAATCATATATGAAATCTTTAATGTTAGCTAAAGAAGTTATTAATGGTGAAACCGATTTCACATCTAATGCTATGTTTTATCATACTAGACAAGTACATCCTAAATGGGCTGATAAATTTCATATTGTAGCATATATTGGAGATCATATTTTTTATAGTGGGAGTTAATATGGCTATTACAAGTAAGGCCCGTGAATTCTTTGATAAGATCGAAGCTTTAGTGTGGCAATACGATATTGAATATATTGATGCTATTGTTTTATATTGTGAAAAAAACAACATTGAAGTTGAAAGTGTTTCAAGTCTTATAAAGAATAACGAATTTATTAAAAGTAAGATTCAAATTGAAGCAGAGAATTTAAATTATTTACCCAAGACTGCACGATTGGATATTTAAAATGGATGCGTTCGAAGTTTATAATATGTATTTGGCTTTAAAAAGACACTTTACGCCAAACAGTGGATATGATTATTTTAAATATAATGGGAAAACGAACGCATCCAAAACTTCTTTTGATACTAGAAATGATAAGTATTCATTTTACAAGTTATCAAAGAAAGCCGATCCATTAATGTATATGGTTTATAATTTTATTGAATACGGACCAAATATTTGGGTCGGTGATTTAGTTAATAATGAAAAATGTGAAAATACATATAAAGAATATATCAAGCGTAAAGAATCTTTAACTTATACTATTAAATCTGATTTAGAGCAATTGGATCCAGTATTTGATTCTAATTTTAAAGTTATTGATGGTCAATATCCAAAACTATTAGTTCTTTATATTAAAAAGAAGATAACATTAGAAACAATTCTAGTTCTCAATAGAATGCTTAATTTTCTACCTTCTTGGAAGAAAAATATTTCTGATGTAACACTTTGGCCTGACATTTATCATACATTAAATGTTTCTTCTAGATTCATTACATATGATAAATTAAAAGTCAAAAATATCTTATTTGACTTTTATGATTTAGGAGTATAAATGTTAAAAGAATATGTTAAATTGTTTGATAATTTACCAGAAAATGTTTCTGTTTTTAATATTCGTAGATATCATTTTGTGGAATTTAAAAATGGAGATATGATTGCATTATGTAATCTTGCTGCATATCTTAGTATTAGATATAATAGATCTATTTCTTTTTATCTAGATGATGCTGCATTGCAACAATCAGATCATTGTTTTAAGTTTAGAACACATTTAAGTGAAATAACAACTTATATTTCACTCACTGAAGGAGCAATGGATCTTCCACTTAAGAAATGGAATGTACAAGATCCATATGGTATTACGCGTTGTTTTTCTTCTGAAGATCCGACTGGAATTTCTATTTGGGGTATTCGTGGTGCTATTGGAGATCATGTCGTAATTACTCCTTCTGAAATGATACAGAAAAAAATATGCATTAATCCTGTTTTTGACGCACCATATAATGTATACAGAAACTGGACAGGTAATATTACACAAGAAATCATTGATAGATTTAGTACATCTGAATATGATGATTATCAAAAATTATTTTTATGCAAGTACACAGTAGAAGGTTTAGATTTTAAAGATTTTAAACTCTCTCAAGATTTCGAAACTAATGTTAATCATATTGATACTTGTTCCCATTATATCGGTGGTGATACTGGTTTAACACATTATGCATCTGCATTACGTTCTAGTCCACAACTTTATTATTATATGTCATGGACTGGACAATTATTTACTGCACCGTTTTATTATGGAAAAAATGGTGAAATTAATCTTTATTAAGGTTGACATTACTTAAAAAAGTATTATATATAATAGTATAAGCGTCTTTCGTATAATGGGATTATCACAGCCTTCCAAGCTGAGGACACGGGTTCGATTCCCGTAGGACGCTCCAAAAATTAATTATGACTCGTGAAACTACACACAACAAACATACATTGCACACAACAAATATACGGAGAATACAATGAGTAACTTTGCAAATCTAAAGCGTTCATCAGGTGCTGCTTCCCTATCAACGCTTACTAAAGAACTAGAAAAGATCAGTAATCCTGCTTCAGCAAAGACTGAAGATACACGCTTCTGGAAGCCAGAAGTAGATAAGGCAGGAAATGGTTCTGCAACCATTCGATTCCTACCAGCTCCACCTAATGAAGATATGCCTTTTGTTCGTATTTGGGATCATGGATTTCAAGGACCTACAGGTAAGTGGTATATTGAAAATTCACGTACTACTCTAGGTGCATCTGAAAAGGATCCAGTTTCTGAATATAATTCTGAACTCTGGAACATTTCAGATGATGACAATTCACCTACACGTAAGCAAGCTCGTACTCAAAAGCGTCGCCTACATTTTATTTCAAATGTCCTAGTAGTTAAGGATCCTTCTCATCCTGAAAATGAAGGTAAGGTATTTCTTTATCAGTATGGTAAGAAGATTTTTGATAAGCTTAATGATCTAATGAATCCACAATTTGATGATGAAGAAGCGATTAATCCATTTGATCTTTGGTCGGGTGCTAATTTTAAGCTTAAGATTCGTAAGTTTGAAGGATATCGTAATTACGATAAGTCAGAATTTGATAAGCAATCTGCAATTCCAGGTTCAGACGAAGAACTAGAAGCATTATGGAATAAAGAATATTCACTTAAGACATTCATTGATCCATCAAACTTCAAGACATATGATGAACTAAAGAATAAGCTTAATCAAGTATTAGGTTTAACAGGAACTACAGTTCAACGTGGTGAACAACGCAATACACAAGCAGAAGCTTCTGCTCCAAAGTTCCGTGAAAGAGCCGCTGAACAAATTAAGGAATCTGATGATGAATCAGCTCCATGGGCTACAGAATCTGAAGATGATGATGTATCATATTTCAGTAAACTAAAGGATATGATCAACGACGATTAAGTATAAGTTGCCAAATTAAGTGATCCGCGTGGTCCAATAGTTGGCATATTCATACTAGTAGTTGAATTATTAATAATGGTTGTGGGAGCGTTTACAGAATTAGTTGTAGATGCTCCCTTTCCAGTATTAGATTTAGTTTCTGCATTAGCTTTACTTGCTCTATGCAATTCTTGAGTTTGAATTGTTGGACCATCATTATTAGATCTAACAATTGAAGAAGGCGCTTTTGGAATATTTACAGGAGCCGGTTTAATTGCAGTATTATTTTTTGGAATTATAGCAGGTTTTTTAGTAGCTTTTCCAAAAATAGAATCTTCACCCTTGAATTTTTTATAACCTTGATATCCTAAGTAACCTACACCGCCAACAGCTGCAGCAATTCCTAAACCTGCTAATACTTCTGGTGCAGCGAGTACTCCTCCTATAGCAGCGGCTCCAGTTCCTAGAGCACCTAAGAGACCACCTGCTGCAGCACCTCCTTCGGCAACTGCAGCACCTCCGGCTAGAGCGCCACCAACACCTTCTGCGGCTCCAGCAACTTCAGCACCTTCTGCCAAAGCACCTGCACCTTCTGCAGCTTCACCTCCAACACCTTTAGCTCCTTTTTTAAGGAGATCAAATAA